ATGGCCGTCCTGCGCTGCGTGACCCTGATCTCGGGGACGATCGGCATGTTGCCGATGAACCTGATCAGCAGCGACGACAGCAAGCAGGTGCAGTCGGACGATCCGGCGCATCGGTTGCTGAAGTACAAGCCGAACGACTGGCAGACGCCAATGGAGTTCAAGAGCCTGATGCAATTGCGCGCGCTGCTTGACGGTCAGTCGATGGCGCGCGTGATCTGGTCCGGCAATCGGCCGATTCGCATGATCCCGATGGATCGAGGATCGGCGAAGCCGAAGCTGACCGCGGCGTGGCAAATCGTCTATGACTACACCACGCCAGGTGGTGACGTGGTGACACTGCCGGCGCGTGAGGTGTTCCACCTCCGCGACTTATCGCTCGACGGCATTAATGGGATTTCGCGCGTGAAGCTTTCGCGCGAAGCGCTCGAACTGGCAGAGCAGGCCGAGAGGGCGGCGTCGAGAACGTTCCGCACCGGCGTGATGGCTGGCGGTGCAATCGAGTTTGAGAAGGATCTGTCCGACGCAGCCTACAAGCGTCTGAAGGAGTCGCTCGCAGAGAACCACTCGGGGGCGGAAAACGCGGGAAGTTGGATGCTCATCGAGGAGGGCGGAAAGTCGAAGCAATTCACTGCGACGGCCGTGTCGGCGCAGCAGATCGAGAATCGGAACCATCAGATCGAAGAAGTCGCGCGCATGTACGGCGTGCCGCGCCCGCTCTTGATGATGGACGACACGAGCTGGGGCAGCGGGATCGAACAGCTTGCGATCTTCTTCATTCAGTACGGCCTTTCGCACTGGTTCGTGTCTTGGGAGCAGGCAGCGGCGCGGTCGTTCCTGCCAGACAAGATGCTCGGCCGGCAGCAATTCAAATTTAACGAGAGCGCGCTGTTGCGCGGTACGTTGAAAGACCAGGCCGATTTCTTGGCAAAGGCTCTCGGCGCTGGCGGGCATTCGCCATGGATGAAGCAAAACGAAGTCCGCGAGACGTTGGACCTGCCTCGCGTCGACGACCCGGTTGCCGATCAGCTCCGGAACCCGATGACACAGAAACCGAAAGGAAGTGGCGATGAGCCTCCTGCAACTACCTGAGATTCGCGCCGACCATCGGCTTAACACTGCGCAATACGACGTGCGCCCGGACGCGCTGGAGCGCTGGGAGCCGGGTGTGCATGCCGCGACCGGCGACGACGCCGCATCGATCTCGATCTACGACTCGATCGGGGACAACTGGGAGGGCACGGGCATCACGGCGAAGCGAATCAGCGCGGCACTGCGCAACATTGGGGCACGCGACCTCACGGTCAACGTGAATTCGCCGGGCGGTGACTTCTTCGAAGGCGTTGCGATCTACAACCTGCTGCGCGAGCACAAGGCGAAGGTCACGGTAAACGTGATGGGACTGGCTGCGTCGGCCGCGTCGGTGATTGCGATGGCCGGCGACGAGATCCTGATGGGTGACGGTGCGTTCCTGATGATCCACAACGCGTGGACGGTCGCGATCGGCAATCGACATGACATCGCAGCGGCGGCCGAGGTGCTGGCCCCGTTTGATGCCGCGATGGCGAAGGTCTATTCGCAGCGCGCGGGCATCACCCAGGCCGAGGCCGCGGCATTGATGGACAAGGAAACGTGGATCGGCGCCGAGCAGGCCGTCGCCGACGGATTCGCGACTGGTCTGCTCGACAGTGCCAAGGTCGCCAAGGAAACGAACGCGAGCGGACGCAAGGCGCTCGCGCTCATCGAGGCGTCGATGGCACGCGCCGGTTACTCACGCGGCGCACGTCGCGACGCTCTCAAAGCCCTATTCGACGGCACGCCGGGCGCTGCCGCCGGAAACGCCACGCCGGGCGCTGGCGAAGACGTTGCAGCGTTGCTGCATACCCTCATCAACGCTCTTAAAGGATGACCAAATGAGCAAAAAACTCCTGATTGCCGCATTTGCGGCGGCCCTTTCTGGCATGGCTGGCGCGGTGCCGCGCGGCATCATGTCCGTGCGCGCTGAAGCGCCGGGCGAAATCAAAGCCCTGATCGACAATTTGCAGAAGGCGTTCCACGATTTCAAGGCCGAGCACACGAAGCAGCTCGACGCGGTGAAGGCCGGCTTGCCGACGTCGGATGCCATGGCGAAGGTCGAGAAGGTTAGTGCCGATCTGGAATCGCTTCAGGCGGCGGTCGACGAGGCGAACATCAAGCTCGCGGCCGCTCAGATGGGCGCGAATGGTGCGAAGCCGCTGCGCGATGCCGAATACAGCGACGCTTTCAACGCTCATTTCAAGCGGGGCGACGTGAATGCGGCATTGAACAAGGGGGAGGCCGAAGAAGGCGGCTACCTGACGCCGATCGAGTGGGACCGCTCGATCACGAACAAGCTCGTCGTGATCTCGCCGATGCGTCAACTTTGCCAAGTGCAGTCGGTATCGAAGGCCGGCTTCTCGAAGCTTTTCAACCTGGGCGGAACCGCAAGCGGATGGGTCGGCGAGACGGACAACCGTCCCCAAACGAACACCGGGAAATTCGCGTCGCTCACATTCGGCCACGGCGAGATCTACGCGAACCCGGCGGCGACGCAGCAACTGCTCGACGACAGCGAAATCGATCTCGAAGCATGGCTTGCTGGCGAAGTGAACACCGAATTCTCAAAGCAGGAAGGTCCGGCTTTCGTCGCGGGTGATGGCGAGAAGAAGCCGTTCGGCATTCTGACGTACGTGGATGGAGGCGCGAATGCGAAAAAGCATCCGTTCGGCTCGATCGGCGTCGTGGCTAGCGGCGCCGCCGCGGGCATCACGTCGGATGGCGTTATCGATCTCATCTACGACCTGCCGAGCGCTTTCACCGGCAACGCTCGCTTCACGATGAACCGCAACACGCAGCGCCAGGTGCGCAAGCTGAAGGACGGCCAAGGCAACTACCTGTGGCAACCGTCGTTCGTTGCCGGGCAGCCGGCCATGCTCGCGGGTTATCCGGTGGCGGAAGTGCCGGATATGCCGGACGTCGTCGCGAACTCGACGCCGATTCTCTTCGGCGATTTCAAGCAGACGTATCTGATCATCGATCGCATCGGCGTGCGCGTGCTGCGTGACCCGTATACGGCGAAGCCGTACGTGCTGTTCTACACGACGAAGCGTGTCGGCGGTGGCCTGCTGAATCCGGAGCCAATGCGCGCGATGAAGATCGCAGCAGGCGCGTAAGTGGTCGGTCAAAAGGGAGTCGGGGTTTGAGGGGCGTCTAGCGGCGCCCCTTTTTATTTTCTAGTGGAGGAATTGTATGGCGACGCTCATCAAGCCGTTCAAGGGCGTGAAGAACGGCGAAATCTACCCGACCGAGTTCAAGGTCGGGGACGAGTGCCCTGAAGAGCTCGAAGACGGCGCCCGCGCATTCGGTGCGCTGGAGGGCTCGGAAGAGAAGAAGCCGGCCGCACCGAAGAAGTAAGCGATGGCGCTCGTCGAACTGAATCTGGCGCTTGGGTTTGTGCGTGCCAACGCTGGCGTCGAGGATGACATCGTACAGGTGCTGCTCGACGGGGCTACACAGTCGGCGGTCGATTACTTGAATCGGCAGGTTTTCGAGACAGAGGAGGCGATGGCCGCTGCGCTCGCTGCCGAAACTGCCGGCGAAAACCCGATGGTCGTTAATGCGGCGATTCGTGCTGCGATTCTGAAGATTACGGCCGAGCTTTACGCGAATCGTGAAGAAACGGCATTCGGACCGGTCACCGACCTTCCGGTCAACGCACGAACATTGCTGCGACCGCATCGAATCATTCCGGGGGTATAGGCGTGTTGCGTTCAAGCGATCTAACCGAGCGCGTCGTCATCGAGCGTAGGAGCGGCCGAACGAACGAGAACGGCGAACCTTTGCCCGATGACTGGGTGAAGCACGACGACGCCTGGGCGAATGTCCTGTTTGTCAGTGGCAAAGAACAGGTCGTCTCTGGCGCGGTGCGAAGCTCCGCCGTTGCGAGTATACGTATCCGGTTTCGGAGCGATATCGATAGCGAAATGCGAATTCGCTACGACGGCCAGTTATACGACATCGTCGCGGTGCTACCGAATCGTCGAAAGGGCAGTCTCGATTTGCCTGTGAAGGTGGGGGAGAAGTATGTCTAGCATTCAAGTAATCGGGTTGGCAGACCTGCGTGCCGATTTCGGAAGGCTGGCGAAAGCGCAGTCGGCGAAGGCGCTCAGGCGCGCAACGGTGGCCGGCGCGAAGGTGATCCGCGACGCGGCTCGCGCGCGGGCACCGAAGCGGAGCGGAAAGCTGCGACGAAACATCGTCTCGGCAGCACTTCGCCAGAAAGACGCACCGGGCCTGGCGACGGCCGGCGTGCGGGTTCGATCAAAGGGCAAGGGCGACTCTGCGACCAATGCGTTTTACTGGCGCTTTGTCGAGCTCGGCACCCAACACATGAAGGCCGAGCCGTTCATGCGGCCGGCGTTCGACGCGTCGCTCGCCCAGGCCGAGGGCGCGATTCGGACGGAGATCGCGCGCGCGATCGACGAGGTGAGCAGGGGGCGGTTGTGAGCGCGCTGGTCATCCGCAATGCGATCGGGACGGTAGGTGACGCCAAGGGTTATGTCGCAGTCGCTTCGTCAACCGCCAAGTCGCCGTACTACGTTGTGTCACGCGTGAGCGGCGCTCGCGATATCGCGCTTGGCGGGCCGACGGGTGGCAAGTCTGGTGCGTTTCAGATCGATGTGTACGCAAGCACCTATACGGAGGCAGATGCGCTCGCCGATCAGGTGATCGACCGGGCGTCGTCGAGTGGGGAGTTTTCCGTCGGTGGTGTCGGCGAGCTGCCCGATGACTTTTCGAGTGCCACTGGGGATTTCCGGGTGAGTATCGAAATCTCCGTGCAGTTCTGAATGATTCAAATTCTGTTTGGCCCGCCGCGTGCGGGCCTTTTTCTTGTGAGGGGCATATGGCCGAGAAGAGCAGGCGCATGAAGGCGCAGGGAACGAAAGTTGAGGTTTCGAAAACTGTTTCGACGGACCTCGACGACAAAGCGCTCGTTTTCGTGGATCTCAATACGACGGGGAAGACGTTCCAGTGGCAAGGCGGGCAGTCGTCTGAAATCGACGCGACGACGCTCGCGAGCGAGGAAAAGGAATACGAGCTGGGCCTGCCGGACCCGGGCGAGTTCTCGGTCGACGGAAACTTTTCGTCGGACGACGAAGGTCAGGCAATTCTCCGCGGGGCGCGTGTGACCGGCGAGAAGCATGTTTTCCGCGCGACGTTCGTCAACGGCTCGCAATTCCTGTTCGTCGGCATGGTGCGGCAGTACACGTGGTCGGCTGGTGTCGACGGTCTCGTCGCAGCGACTTTCAGCGTGCGCGTCAGCGGTGCGCCGAAGCTGATTCCGCCGCCGGCGCCGCCGGCAGGTTAATCCGGGAAAATAGATAAACGAGGAAGAGATGAAAGTAAATTCGGATCTGAATAGCGATCTGCGCGCGGCGATCCTGAATCCGCTCTGCGGCTGGCGCCATGAGTTTGTCCCCATGCCGGAATGGGGCGGACAGCTCGTCGCCGTGCGCGAGCCTTCGCTCGAGGATCGAGCTTTCTGGCTCGATCAACTGACCGCCGAGGCAGGTGTGGAACCGGGCGACTCGGAAGACGCAGTGCGCCAGAAATACCGGAAAGTGCGCGCGGAAGCGCATCGCAGCGCGTTCGCGCGTCTGTTTGTGCGCGTGCTTCACGTCGATACGCCGTGCGGCTGGCGGCGCATGTTTGTCGACGAGGATGCTGATTTGGTCGCGAGCGCATATGGCGCGGCTCACGATCGCATCGTCAACAAGGCGCTCGATCTCGGCAAGCTGAATGTCGATCCGGTCGACGACGGAAAAAACTCTTCCGCCGAAATCCAAGCCTCCGACTCGAACTGACGTTGGCGTTGCGGCTCGGTAAGACGCTTGCCGAGCTGCGCGCGCAGATGTCCGCGGCTGAGTTCGCGTTGTGGCAGGCGTTCGATGCCGAGTCGCCAATTGGTGACGACCGTTACGACCTGCATGCCGCGATGATCGCGTCGGCGGCATTCCAGTCGCAGGGGGCGAAAGTCAAGGTGGCCGACATGATGCCGAACTGGGCCGGCGAACAGGATGAATCTGAAGGCGCTCACGTTGAGGACGATCCGTTTTTCGCGGGTCTCATGAGCTTGGCAAAGTAGGCGGAATCAAATATGTCAATCAGTCTGCGCGAGCTGGTGGTCAGCGTTACCGCGAATACGTCGGAATACGACCGTCGTATGGCGAGGCTGGGATCGACGGCTAACTCGTATTTCAATGCGGTTCGTGACGGAGGGCGGATCGCTGACGCTGCATTTGGCTCCAATGCTGCGAGCGTGTACGTCACGGTTCGCGCGATCGAGTCTGCACGCGGTTCAATTCAGGGGTATGTCGCGACCGCGGCTGCCGCCTTCGGCGTTCACCAGCTGATCGAATACGCGGATGAATGGACGAACCTGAGCAACCGGCTCAAGATCGTCACGCGGGATCAGATCGATTTCGCAGTTGCGCAGAACGATGTGCTTCGCATTGCGCGCGACACGCGCCAGCCGCTCGACGCGACGGCGGAGCTGTATCAGCGTATTGCCAACAATGCGTCGCATCTGGGTTTGTCGATCAAGCAGGTCGGTCCGCTTGTCGAAACGATCAGTAAGGCGGTTGCATTGTCGGGCGTGTCAGCTGACACGGCTCGTCTCGGGATTGTGCAGCTTGGCCAGGCGCTCGCGACCGGCCAACTGCGCGGGCAGGACCTGAACAGCGTGCTCGAAGAATTGCCGGGCGTCGCGGATGCGATCGCGCGGGGGATGGGCAAAAGCTCGTCGCAGCTGAAGTCGCTCGCGGAAGAGGGCAAGCTGACCGTCGAGAACCTGATCGACGCGTTGGAGCGGGCGGGATCGAGCACCGATGCGTTGTTCGGCAAGGTCGAGATGACCGTAGGTCAGGCGATGACGCGCCTGCAGACGGAAGTTGTCGCCTACGTCGGGCGTGCCAACGAAGCGACGGGGGCGAGTTCCAAACTCGCACATGGCATCACGAACGTCGCAGAAAATCTCGACACGATCGTACAGGTAGGGGCTTCGCTCGCGGCGGGGCGGATCGCGGCGTATTTCACGCTCTCCGCAGTTGCAGCGGCAAAGGCTACCGCCGCGTGGATCGCCGCCCAGAAAGCTCTCGTTGTCGAGACCGTCATCGAGAACCAGGCCGCGCAGTCGGCGGTGCTCAAGGCGCGGTCCAAGAATGAAGAGGCGACGGCGACGCTTGAGAGTGCGCGCGCGACTGAAATAGCCGCGCAGGCCGAGCTTGCCGGTATCCGCGTGATGCGTGAAAGCCTGGCGATGCAATCGTCATTGACGGCCGGCTCGATCGCGTACACCGAGGCGAAGCTTGCCGAGGCGCGGGCGATTGAGACGGCCGCGATTGCGCACGTGGGCGTATCTCAAGCAAATCTGGCGCGTAGTCAGGAAATCGGTGCCCGGGTCGCAGGCACTCCATACGCGGCGATCATTGCACGAGAGACGGCCGCCGCGAAACGCGAGCTGGAGCGGGCCGAAGCATCGCTCGCTTTGGCGCAGCAGCGTCGTGCGGCGCTCGAACAGGCTGCCCAAAAAAGCCACGTCGATAGTGCGCGCTACGCCGCATCGCTTGCCGAAACGAATCGCGGTCTTGCTGCAGCGGAGCGTGAGGTCGCGATGGCGACGCAGGCGCGCGAGCGCGCTGAGCGCGCGGCTGCCGGCGCGACGACAGGGTTGGCAGCTGCGACAGAGCGTGCAGCTCTGGCGCAAGCAGCGAACGCACGAAGCGGGACGATGATGCGCGCGGTCGGAAGCGGGCTGCTGTCCGTGTTCGGCGGCTTGCCGGGCATCTTGACGATGGCAGGCATGGTCGCGGTGGGCGTCGCGGCAAACTGGTTGCTGTTCCGTGATAACGCGAACAGCGCGACGTCGAGCCTGATCGATATGCAGGCACCGCTCGATCAGATCATCGACAAGTATCGGCAGCTGACGCCGCTTATACAGGAGGCAGAGCGGCTTCGCGTTGAAAAGGTTGGTCAGCGCGCACATGCCGATGCAGCGGCGGGCTATCAGACGCTTGCATTCAAGGCGACGCAGGCGGTCATGCCGGCGTCGATGGACGGCGGCATAGCGGTCATCTCGCCGGAAGCGCAGGAAGCGGTCGACAAGTTCAATGTGTCCCTTCGCGCGGTCGAGGCGTCGACGGACAGTGTTGTCGAAAAATCGAAAGCTCGGCTGGGGCTTATCGATGAATTCGTGAAGGCGTCCGGCGGTGGGGCTGAGCTTCGTGAATCTCTGATTTCCGCTGCAGAAGCGATTGACAATGCGGAGGGGGCGGCACGGAAAAACTCCGAGGCCCTTTCTGCGATGGGCGCATCCGGCCGAGATGCCGCTGCAGGAATCCGGTTGCTTACGGAGGAAAGCAACTTCTTTGCCGGTGGTATGGCGGCGGAAGCATGGGGCAAGTATGTCGACAAGCTGAAAGAGGCGTCCGCCGTTATCGGCATGACGGCTCAGCAGCGTGCCGAGTACGAAGCAAAGGCTAAGGGCGCGAACGCCGCGGAAGCGCGGCAAGCGGGCCTGATCGAGGGGCGAGCTGATGCCTACAAGGCGCTTGAAAAGGCCATTCAGGACAAGGACGCTAAGGCCGAGGCCGGCGCTCGAAGGAACATCGACAATCTGACGCGCGAGCTCGCGCTGATGAATCAGCAGATGGTCGTCGCTGGTGCGCTGGCTGAATTCCAGGCAGACCTTGTCAGCAAGAAATTCGAGAAGTTTGGATTCAATGCGGATGCAGCGCGCGCGGCTGCTGACGTACGAGGCAAGCAGGCGTTCGACGAGACCGTCGCCTCTTCGGCGGCGCAAGTGGCGCGAATCACCGTCAACGCGCCGGGGCTGAAAAAGTCATCCGGCGCGCACAAGGGCAGCTCGACGTCCGAGGGCGAACGGCTGCTCGACAACATCAACCAGCGCATTGCGCAGCTGCGCGTCGAGGCGGTCGCGACGGACAAGCTGACGCAGTCGGAAAAGGATCTGCTCGGTTTCGACCAGAAACTAACGGATTTGCGCGGCAAGCGCACGAAGCTTTCCGACGGCGATAAGAGCTTGCTACGTGATCAACAGGCGATTCGCGCCGCGTACGAGCGGGCGGTGCAGCTCGAAAAGGAGGTCCGTTATCACGACGCAATCAACAAGCTGAAGGAGCGCAGCGCGCAGATCGATGCCGAGCTGGCCGATTACGCGTCGGAACGTCAACGCGAGGTTCAGCGCGAGCTGGCCGCGATGTCGATGGGCGACAACGCGCGCGAGCTGAATCAGGCGACGAGCCGCGTGAGTGACGAGTTTCGGCGCCGACGTGACGACTTCACGAAGGGAGCGCGGAAAGACGGCACGCTCGGTTCGCCGGAGTATCTGGCCGAAATCGACCGAATCAATCGGGCTGAAGCGGAGCAGATCGAGCGGGAGCGCGGATATCTCGACCAGCGGCTTTCGATGCAGCGTGACTGGCGGGTTGGTGCAAGTCGCGCGGTGGCGCTCTATCAGGAATCGGCGGAGAACGCGGCCGGGCGCGCGGAGGAAGCATTCACCGGCTCGTTTCGGAATCTCGAGGATGCGGTCGCGTCGTTCGCGGCAACCGGGAAGGTGGATTTCAAGGGGTTGGTCGACAGCATGATCGCCGACCTTGCGCGGTTCGCTGCGCGGGCCGCGATGGCGCCGGTATTCGGTTGGCTGGGCTCGGCGCTTGGTTTGGGTGCTTCTGCCGCATCCGGCTTCAGTTCGTCGTCGCTGATGGGCGGCCTGGGCGGTGGGATTGCCGATGGAATTGCCGGCGCTGTAGGCGGCAACCAGTACCAATTCCATCTCGCGACTGGCGGGATGGTGTCGGGTCCGGGTACGTCGACGAGCGACAGCATTCCCGCGATGCTGTCGAACAATGAGTTCGTCGTGAAGGCGGCTGCGGTGCGCAAGCCGGGCGTTCTCCGGTTGCTGGAGGCGATCAATAGCGGTCGGGATGTCGGATTCGCAAAATTCGCTAACGGCGGGCTGGTTGGCGGAGGTAGAGCCGGCAACGCTTCGATCGATTCGCAAGGCGGTGGCTTCACGGTCAATGTGCCAGTCACGATCGATGGCGGGGGCGGCGATCCATCGCAGATGATGGCAAGTGCCGAATTCGTGAAGAAGCTGAGACAGCTCGTGATCGGGCTCATCGAGGCCGAGCGTCGTCAAGGTGGGTCGTTGTGGAAGATGAATAACGGAATTGCATGATGGTCGATACATTTCAATGGTCGCCGACAACGCAGGGGCATAGCGGTGATACGACGCTGCGCGCGCGCAAAGCGCAGTTCGGTGATGGGTATGCGCAACGCGTGGCTGATGGGCTGAACAATCGGCAATCGACCTACAACCTTCGCTTTGTCGGCAAGGCGGACAAGATTGCCGCCATCCTCGCATTCCTTGACGCGCACGCCGGGGCGGACTCGTTCTATTGGACGCCGCCGCTTCGGCCGCAAGGGTTGTTCGTGTGCGAGAAGTACGCGGAACCGACGAAAGAGGGTGACGTGTACACGATCACGGCGCAGTTCGAACAGACGTTCGCACCATAGGATTCGAAATGGCAGAGCTTCAGAAAATCAATCTCGGGACGGCGCCTGCTGGACGAGACGGCGATCCTGCTCGGACCGCCAATCAGAAGATGAACGACAACGTTGATGTGCTGTCGGTACAGGCGGCCTTGACGACGGGCCCGATGATCACTGCCTCGCGGGCGCTGACGGCGGATCACATCGGCCGGCGAGTGAGTATCAGCATCGCCGCTGACGGCGGCGTTGTGAAGCTCATCGCGGCGGGTAAGTGCGAGCCGGATGCGATTGTTTGGCTCACAAATACGGGAGCGAAGCGTGTAGCTCTTGCTACTGAGGACGGTTCGGGTGATTCGTTGGCTCTCGCCGGGTTGAATCCCGGCGAAGGTGCAGTTCTGGATTCCGATGGCGTGAGTGCTTGGCGAGTATTGCTTCGTGGTCGGTCAAGCGGAGCGTCCGAGACGATCGAGGGTGATTTGCGCGTCATGGGCGCAGCGACATTCGATGCTCGGCCGACGTTTGCAGGGAAGGTGCCTTACGACAACGGGAACCTGTCACCCGTGGATACGAAATCCGACCAATCGATCGGAGGCAAGAAGGATTTCTCGCAGCGGCCGACGTTCGCAGGAAAGGTTCCGTGGGACTCAGGCAACTTGAATCCAGCAAACTATGCTGGGGTGGGCGGTGCAACATTTATCGGAGGCATTACTTCGACGTACGGTCCTTCGTATTGGGGGTCCGCGATTTTCGTGTCAGGAGAACTGGGGGGCGCGTTCGTTGAATGGCCCAAAACCCCGACCGCTCTGCGTATGGAGTGCGGTCAGAATGGTGCCGCGTATAAGTGGCTACATGCGCAGCACAGCGGAGAGCGGGATCTCGCTGCGGTTGGGGTGTATGCAGGTGGTTCCGCATCGTCAATGCCTTCCATCTACTTCTCGCTGTTTGGCAGCCAGAATCAATTCCAATTCTATGCGAACGGTAACGCTACGTTCTCCGGTGCGTTATCGCAGTACTCGGACTACCGCATCAAGACAAACGTTGAAGAGATCGATCCTGATCGAGCGTTGATGACGGTGTGCGATTCGCGGCCGGTGGAATACGATCGCATCGACATGTCGGGTACGGGACGAGCGGCGGGCTACATTGCTCACGAGCTGCAAGAACACTTTCCGCTGTTGGTGAGCGGACGGAGAGATGCGGTTAAGGACGAGATGCAGGATTTCTCGACGGGGCCACAGTTGCCTCCGAAGAAAGTTCCGGACCTGCAAGGCGTGAATTACATTGGGATGATTCCGTACCACTCTGCGGCGATTCGCGCACTCGAATCTCGATTGACTGCCGCCGTGAGACGAATCGAAGAGTTGGAGCGACGAAATGATCACGGGTGACATACAAAGTCTCGAGCCGGGGCGGCTCGTCGAGCTGTTCGAGGTGGACTGTGTGGCGATCGGCGGCGACGTGCTGCGCTTCCACGGACATCTGCAGTCCACATCGATCGTGTGGCAGGGCAATGAGTATCGTGCGTGGCCGATCACTGCTGCCGGATTTGAGCGCACATCGGATGCTCGGCAGCCGTCGCCGACGCTGACGGTTGGTGATATCAACGGAACCATTTCCGCGCTTTGTGTGGCGCTTGGCGATCTGGTCGGCGCGAAGGTTTTCCGGCGCCGGACGTTGGCGCGCTATATCGACGCGGTGAATTTCCCGGGGGGAAACCCGACCGCAGACCCGAACGAGCAATTCCCTGTTGAGCAATGGCGCATCGAACAGAAGAGCGACGAGCAGCCCGGCCAGCAGGTCGAATTCACGTTGTCGTCGCCGCTGGATTTCGGCGGGCAGCAGCTGCCGAATCGTCAGGTTGTGGGAATGTGCCAGTGGAGATACCGTGGCCCGGAATGCGGATACACGGCTGCGGTCTATTTCGACAAGAACGACAACCCGGTGAGCGACCCAGCGCTCGATCGGTGCAGTATGAAGACAAGTGGTTGCGAGTGCCGATTCGGGGTGAACAACCCGCTTCCGTATGGTGGCTTCCTCTGCGACACGCTGTCGTAATCTTCGATCAACCTCATTTCACGGACCCGCCAGCTGGCGGGTTTTTTTATGGACGAACGAATCAGGCAAGCGATTGCCGATCATGCGCTCGCTGAGTATCCGCGCGAGTGCTGCGGGCTCGTCGTGCGAACCGAGGCGGGCGACATCTACATGCCTGGTCGAAATATCGCAGCGGCGCCGACAGAGCAATTCGCGCTCGCGCCGGAGGACTACGCCGCCGCAGAGGACGTTGGTGAAATCATTGCGTTCGCACACTCGCATCCAGGCAGAACGGCGCAGCCGAGTATGGCGGATCGCGCGCTATGTGAACGTGCAGGCATCGGGACGTGGATTATCGCTTCGCTCGGGGTTCAGGCCGACGGATCGATCGGCATAGATGACTGGTGCGAATTCGTGCCGAGCGGCTATGTTGCGCCGCTCGTCGGCCGGGAATTCGTGCATGGTGTGCATGACTGTTACACGCTCATTCGCGACTGGTATCTCGCGGAACGTGGTGTTGCACTGCCGGATTTCGAGCGCTCGGACGGGTGGTGGAACGACGGACGGTCGAACCTCTATATCGCCCACTACCAGGACGCTGGCTTTCTCGATATTGGCCGCGACGCCGAGCTCGCGGCCGGGGACGTCTTGCTGATGCAGATACGCAGCAAGAACGGCGTACCGAATCACGCGGGTGTGTACCTGGGCGATGACCTGTTTCTTCATCACATGCACGGCCGCCTGTCGGTGCGCGCGGTATGGGGCGGGATGTGGGCGGACAGTTGCACGACTGTCCTGCGATATGCGGGGGATTCGCCGTGAGCGAGAAATTGCGAGAGGTGAGGCTTTACGGGATCGCAGGCGCGCGGTTCGGGCGCATGCATCGATTGGCCGTGTCGTCGACAGCCGAAGCCGTGCGCGCGCTTTCGGTGCTCATCCCGGGTTTCCGTCAGTTCTTGCTCGAAGCGCGGGACAAGGGGTTGACGTTTGCCGTGTTCAACGGACGTCGGAACCTGAGCGAAGACGACCTCGACAGCCCGGTCGGCGACGATGCAATTCGCATCGCGCCGTTGATCATCGGCAGCAAGAGCGGCGGGTTGTTCCAGACGATTTTCGGAGCCGCGCTGATGGCCGTGGGCGCGATCGCGTCGTTCTATGGGCAACCGTGGGGCGCGCAACTGATGGGATTGGGTGCGTCGATGGCGCTGGGCGGCATCGTACAGATGCTCAGCCCGCAACAAGCCGGGCTCGCGGGCGTGGCCGATAACGGGACGTCCTATTACTTCAATGGGCCCGTGAACAGTTCCGCTCAGGGCGAGCCGGTGTCGCTCGTTTACGGCGAAATGATTGTCGGCTCGAAGGTGGTCAGTTCCGGCATCTATGCGGAGGATCAGGCATGAAAAGACTGTACGCCGAGCCCGGGCTGATGCGCATGCGCGGGTCGAAGGGCGGTGGTGGTGGCGGCAGTGGAAGCGAATCCCCCGATAGCCTCCATTCAGTTGCCCGCGCAAAGGTGCTGGACATCGTCTCGGAAGGCCCGATTGTCGGGCTCGTCAAAGGCATGCAATCGGTGTTTCTCGACGGCACGCCGATCCAGAATGCCGACGGCTCGCTCAATTTCCAGAATTACAGCGTCGACGTTCGAACGGGAACGCAGGATCAGGACTATTTGGCCGGCTTCCCGGCAGTCGAACGTGAGACGGCGGTTGGTGTGCCGCTGACGTCGGATGCGCCGTGGGTGAAGCAGGTGCAGAACACGCAGCTCACCGCGGTGCGAATCCGTTTCGGTGTGCCGGCGCTTCAGCGCTCGGATGCATCGTCCGGCAATATCACGGGTCACCGCATTGAATATGCGATCGACCTGTCCGTCGACGGCGGATCGTACGCTCAGGTTGTGGCAGGCGCGTTCGATGGAAAAACGACATCGCTCTACGAGCGATCGCATCGGATCGAACTGCCGCGCGCGAAAACCGGGTGGCTTGTGCGCGTGCGGCGGATCACGCCGAATGCGCACAGTTCGACGATCGCGGATGCCGTGAATATCGAAGCGATTACCGAGGTCATCGATCGCAAGTTGCGTTATCCGATGACGGCGCTCGTTGGCATGACGTTCGATGCGCGATCGTTCTCGCAGGTGCCTGTTCGTTCGTATCACGTGCGAGGGCTGATCGTCCGCGTGCCGTCGAACTACGATCCGGAAACGCGCACCTATTCGGGAGTGTGGGACGGCACGTTCAAGATGGCGTGGTCGAACAATCCGGCATGGGTGTTCTACGACCTGCTGTTGAACGAGCGATACGGTCTCGGCAAGAACGTCGACGCGTCGATGATCGACAAGTGGGGGCTGTACGAAATCGCGCGCTACTGCGATGTGATGGTGCCGGACGGGAAAGGCGGTCTCGAGCCGCGCTTCGCGTGCAACTGCGTGATCCAGTCGGCGGCCGATGCGTTCAAGGTGTTGCAGGATCTCGCGGGCGTGTTTCGCGGGATTGCCTACTGGGGACCGGGTGCGGTCGTCGCATCAGCCGACATGCCGTCCGATCCAGTCTATGTGTACACCGCGGCGAATGTGATCGGCGGCACCTTCAGGTACGTCGGTAGCGAGCGCAAGACGCGGTATACGGTGGCGCTCGTCAGCTACAACGATCCGACGAACCAGTACAAGCAAGCGGTCGAGCCGGTGCAGGACGACGACGGTATTGCGCGCTACGGCGTCGTCAAAACGCAGGTGACAGCGTTTGGCTGCACGTCTCAGGCGCAGGCACATCGGCTCGGGCGTTGGCTGCTTTTGACGTCGCGATACGAGACTGGCACGGTGTCGTTCCAGGTCGGGATTGACGGTACGCTCGTTGGCCCAGGCCAGATCATCGCGATCGCTGATCCGCGAAAGGCGGGGCGGCGTATCGGCGGCCGTATTCGATCGGCGGCCGGCGATGTCATTACGTTGGATAAGGCGCCGACGGTGGCGCCGGGCGACCGCTTCACGGCGATCCTCCCGTCGGGCATCGCACAGTCACGTGCCGTCAAGGCGGTTGCTGGCGACACGCTGACCTTGGCAGATCGCTTCGACGCTGATCCGGTGTCCGGCGCAGTGTGGATGCTCGAAAGCAGCGAATTGGGTGCGCAGCTTTACCGCGTCGTCAGCGTGCAGGAGAGCGATGAAGACGGGCAGATTGCCTACACGATCAACGCGACGCAGTACGAGCCGGGAAAGTATGCGGCGATCGACGACGGCGCGCAGATCCAGCCGCGACCGATCACGGTCGTTCCGCCGTCCGTACAGCCGCCGCCGACGAACGTACGCCTGTCGACTTATTCCGTGGTCGATCAGGGCATCTCGAAAACGACGATGGTGATCGCCTGGGACGCTGCGGACAAGGCGGTCCGCTATCTCCCGGAGTGGCGGAAAGACAACGGCGAATGGGTGAGCGTCGCGGCGACGGGTGGCCTGCAGGTCGAGGTGCCGGGGATTTACCAGGGAACGTATTTGGCCCGGGTGCGCGCGCAAAACGCGCTCAACGTGACGTCGATCCCTGCGGTTGGCGTCGATACTGCCCTGACCGGGAAGACCAGTCCGCCGCCGGCGGTGACGTCGCTTAAGGCTACCGGCGTGGTGTACGGGATCGACCTGAAATGGACGTTCCCAGGCGACGGCTCGGCCGGCGACACGCAGCGTACCGAGGTTTGGTACAGCCGCACGCCGAGCCGCGACGATGCAATCAAGATGTCGGACTTTGCGTATCCGCAGGCGTCGACGTCGTATCAGGGATTGGCGGTCGGGCAGGTGTTCTATTTCTGGGCGCGGCTCGTCGACACGTCCGGCAACATCGGCCCGTGGTATCCGGCCAAGGGGCCGGGTGTTCAGGGGCAGCCGAGCACTGATGAGAACGCTTACGAAGAGTATTTTCGCGGGCAAATTACCAAGGGATCGCTCGGACAGGATCTGCTCGAACCAATTGGCGCAATCACTCCGCCAATGGCCGGCGACGCGACGATCTACGCTGGCGACGAAACGATGTATGCCGGGGTTTGGTCGCTGCAGTCGGCAATTGCCGAAGGCGACAGGGCTGTCGCGAAGAAGCTCGACACGGTCGCCGCGCATCTTCGATCTGCCTCGGGAACGCTGACGGCGGCGGTGCAAAACGAGACGCAAGCGCGCGTCGATGCTGAAAGTGCGATGGCACAGCAGATCACGACCGTACAGGCCAAAGCCGAAGAGGCTGCGGCGGCTGTTCAGACGGTTGCGCAGTCGTATGCGGACTTGAATGGGCGCGTGGCGGCCTCCTACCAGATCAAGACGCAGGTCACGACTGACGGCCGAACGTATGTGGCTGGCATTGGTGTCGGCGTCGACAACAGCAGTGGGGTTGTCGAATCTCAGGTGCTGGTGTCGGCGAGCCGATTCGCGGTCATCGATCCGAACAACGGCGGGGTGCTCGGCGTGCCGTTCGTGGTGCAGGGCGGGCAGGTGTTTTTGCGCCAGGCACTCATCGGCGCCGGCTGGATCACGAACGCGATGATCGGCAGCTACATCCAGTCCGACAACTACATAGCCGGCAGGCAGGGGTGGCGGCTCGATAAGAGCGGCTGGTTCGAGATAAACGCAGCGGATGGCAGCGGCAACCGACTGGTGATGGACGGCAGCAGCGTGCGGGTCTATGACGGCAACGGCGTGCTTCGTGTGCGCATGGGGATGTGGTGATGGCGGCCGGACTGCAGATTTACGACGGTGCCGGCCGTCTCATCCTCGACGCGAAATCGCGAGCGGGACGCGTGGTTGGCATCGTCCATACCGGCGGAGCGGATGGAAGCGTTCCTGCAAACATGTCCGGTGGTGAGCCGTTCTGGGCGTTTATGCCAGAGCGGATTTTTTACCGTGTTTCGGGTGCTGAGCCGTCACCGATCGTATCGATAACCGCTGGCGGAGTCAGCTGGTCCTACAGCCCGAACTATGCCGGATCTAACGCTTATACCCGCGTGCCGGGTTGGATTGTTTTTGGAGTGTACTAGTGACGGCAGGCTTTCAGGCATTTACCGATACAGGCGTTTACCAGATTGATGGATCGACGCCGAACTATCAGTTGGTGCAGGCGATGTCCGCGGATTCGGCTGACCGGGGTTTGCATCTTGCCTATAACGATGTCCATAACGCGTTCGGAATCACGCTCCCGAGTGTGACGTTCACGTTCGCGGCCCAGGCAGGGCCAATGTACGGAGTGCACGCGTCGGGTGGCGTAGGGATCACGCATTGGAGTACCGATCGCAATGGCAATGTCTATTCGCTCACGTTCGTGACTGAGCGGCCGTGTACCGTGCGCCTCTTTCTGTTCGATCAGGTGCCGACGACGGCCGGGAATTTCGGGCTGCAGGTGTTTAATGAGCGCGGGACACTCATTGCAGATTCATCGAGGCCGTTTCTGCGGGTGCTCGATGTCATCTCCGAAAGGTACAACGGCGATGTCGGGTGGGTGGTTGGGGGCACGCCGAATCCTCCGTGGTATTCGAATTCGTACGGTGTGCCGGTTCTCATTTCGGGCATTTACTCGGTGCATTCGGCGTGGAGCTATAACGACCCGCCGATAGTTGAGCTCACATCAATTCGAGTCGATGGGGGGAATGTGTCATGGGGGACGGCGCTATACGGCGGGGGAAGGAAACCGAACTTCGTCGGATTCAGGGAGCAGTACCACTCCCGATTCATGGTGCTGGACGGAACGGGACTTGTGTAGTGGGCCACCTTCGGGTGGCTTTTCTTTTTACGGTGCAGGGAATCTGGGAGCAGGAATGCAAGAACACGAAAAAACGATTTTGGAGCTGGTCATCATGGGTGGACTGATTGGTGTCGCAAAGGTCCTGGTCGGCAGCGAGCAACTGACGTTTCGACTCGTTGCAGGCCGGGCAATGTTGGGTTCGGCAACTTCAATGGTCGCCGGCATTGCGCTGTTGCAGATCCCGGATCTGCCGCCGATGGCGCTGCTCGGCATCGGAAGTGCGCTTGGCATCGTCGGATCGCAGTACGTCGAGGTGTTGCTGCGCCGGAACGCGAAGAAACTGTTTGGGGAGAAGTGATTATGGGTGACTACGACGCAGCGATCCTGAAGGCTGAACTGACTCGCGACGAGGACCGGCGCAAACGGATCTATACCGACACGGTCGGCAAGGTGTCGGGCGGCATCGGCCGCAACCTGACGGACAAGGGCTTTCGCGACAACGAGATCGATCTGATGTACGAGAACGACGTCGCGGAAACCGAAGCGTGGCTCGATCGCAATTTGCCGTGGTGGTCAGCGCTCGATCCCATTCGTCAGCGCGTATTGATGAACATGGCGTTCAACATGCAGGCGAAGCTGCTCGGGTTTCGCAATTTCCTTGCGGCCGCGCAACGTCGCGACTGGAACACGGCGGCCGCCGAAATGCTGGACAGCCTATGGGCTCGGCAGGTCGGCGCGCGCGCAACGCGCCTTGCCGCGATGATGCGGAGCGGTACATGACCTGGATCGATCCGCGTATCTGGCTCGCCGTCATCATTGCGGCCGTCGCCGGCCTGGCTGGGGGGTACTTCAAGGGGCACGCCGACGGCGTGCTGGTCACAACGGTCGACGCTCAAAAAGACCAGATCAAGGCCGTGAGCGACGCACGCGCCGAGGAACAACGCCGCACCGCGGCGCAACAGGAGAACGCTGAACATGCTGCGAAAGACCGTGATCAGGCGCGCGCTGATGCTGCCGCCGCTGCTTCTGCTGCTGACGGCCTGCGCAAGCAAGTCGCCGCGCTCGTCGCCGGCGCCCGCCATCCCGCCGCTGCGACCGGAGGCGCGCCAGCCAGCGACGCCCTCGATCTGCTCGCCGACGTGCTCGGCCGCGTTGACGCGCGAGCGGGCGAGCTGGCAAGAATCGCTGACGAACGCGGCATCGCCGGCCAGCAATGTCAAAGAGACTACGAGGCACTGACGGCAGAAGCTATCGTGACAAGAAATTAATTTGTAAAATTCGCGATCACGAAGTGAAAGATATCAACTAGCGCCTGAGACAGAAAATGAAAAAAATCCTTGCAGCACTGACATTCCCGCTTTGCATCTCTCTTTCCGCATGCGGTGGCGACGACGGGGGCACGCCGGCCGCGCCCAGCAAGTTTGCCGTGAAGCTGACGTTTTCCGGAGTGCCGCTTGTGACGCAGCAGAAGACGTCACGTATGGCGCAGATGGACGGCGCATCTCAAGCGCCGTCTGACGGGCAGGCGACGGTGGATGCCCTTCAGAAGAAATTCACGGCTGCCGGCACCGGAATCACCGTTTATCCGGGTGTGGTCGACGGTACGACGCTGCATCAGATCGTCATGTCGGTCAATAACGGCATTGGTCCGACGGAGGACGAGATGCGGAAAGCACAGGTTCCGGCCGTCATGTCGGAGTGGGTCGTCGTCAATTTCCAGCTGGACGATATGCGAACCGGGCGTAACGACCCTGCTCAGGTCGCGGCGCTGGAACAGTTCAGGAAGGATCTGCTTGTCTTTCAGAATCGGCTGTACCTTGAGGGGAAAAGCCTCTACAAGGTTATCCCGATTCGGACGTGCGAGCTGCCCGCCGGAGAAACGGCGGCCGACGGCCTGATCGATACCCTGAACAGTGTCCCCGGAAACGGCTTCCTGATGGGCTTGTGGGACGCCCCAAGCAAGGAGCATATGGGTGCCGACTGCCGTACGCCTGACCAGGCCACACTCGATGCCCATTTGGACGCCGTTGTCACTCCGATCGTTGCAAGCTACAAGGCGGTCAATGAGTACGTGAATGACTGCCGCGCCCATCCGGAAAATCATCCGGAAGGGTGCAAGGGCATCTAGCCGGGGAAGGAATCACCTTCACTGCCGGACCGTTACGGTCACTGCATCCCTGCGCGCTGCTTCTCGGCGCGCAGGAGGTGGGGCAGTCGCTGAAGCGACCCTTAAACTCCGCTGAATTCTCCCTTGTCGACTATGCCGAGTACATGGGGCGCAATTCGGAGTCGTCCGCAGGTGTTTCGTATCGAAACGTCACCGGTATCAGGATCTGCCCCGAGCTTGTAAGCGTGGACGGCGTCGATAGGCCTGATAACACCGCCGTGTTGCCGCAGGCAGCTAATCGGCCAGAAAACTATGACATATCGACGTCGCCCACCATTTGACAACGGCATTACTCTATCGAGCTAGTTCGCCTGTGGGTGAATTGGTTGATTGGCGCGACATCACATCCCCCTTTAGGCACCGTTTACAGTCCAGGCATACGTCGGGTGGCCGACGTCTGAACCACCAATCGTCGGGCCGCTGACGTAAAAAAATGACGCAGTGGCACCTTCTACCGTTGCAGATCCATAATTGGCTTCACCCACGGGATTGTCCCAACTCAACTGAACGTTGGTTGCGTCTGGGCATCTCTTGTATGCATTATCAAGTATGTCGAAGCGAGCCGAACCGCTTAGATCCCCGCCTTCGTCGAGGGTGTTGGTGAAAATAAGGGTATCGTTCGGCCGCAGATAGGCCGGTGGATAGTCTCCCGACCAGTGTTCACCATTGCCGTTTAGTGAATGGAGGACAAGTAAAAATGTCGTATTATTCGTGAGTTCAATGGTATTGGCCTTGCTCATTTAAGCACCTTTTTAGAAATTTTAAAAGGCCGCCATTTTTTGGCTAGCCAGAGATTATTAAATACGAGGGTGATGGGGTGGAGGAACTGATAGAAATAACAGGTTAATCGGTTAAGAATTTGGGGTCGATAAAGTTTGTTGAGATTTGTTTTTCAATTCTTGTCATTTTGTCGCAAATTGCATCAATTGATTTCTAGTATATTGCGGTACAGAATGAGGGGGCCAACACATTCTGAAACAAATTCTTTGGCCGTTACGCCTTATCCGATGACCTCCCCCCCGACAGGAATCGCCGCCAGTTTCGACCATTCGCCCGCGTGTGCTCGGGTTGACATTCAAACGTAGGCTTTACCCAACCGTCGGCCTTTTGGAAGGCTCTACATAGCCAGAATGTCAACTCCACTAACTGCTAATGCACCGAAAATGAATGTTTACGTCTATTGACCAAGGTCATCTGCCGCGTCGGAGTGGTGTGTTATGAGCTCTAGAAAACCTACATATCGCCGCAATCCAGTGTAACGTACGCTTCGGCCTTCGGTTGTCATCACATTGAGTTAGGGATGTCCTGAAGCATGTGGAAATCAACGTACCTGAAGAGGATGATCGGCTCCCGCGTTGTGTTCTTGAAGGTGAGGCGGCAGCATGCCAAGAACGTGCCCCAGGCATGGGTGCGGACGCCGATCATGCTGCCCGTGTTCTCGACCAGGAAGATTTCGTTGCCCCAGGATTCGCCGAAGTAGAACTCTGCCTTCGCGATTTCATCGAACTGACGCTGAGGCGGCCCATCGGTGCCCTTCTGATGGCGTACGACGAAGAGGAAAATGTCGTACTTTTGATTTGGGAGCGTAGAAGGGCGGTACACATGGACCAGTGCGTAGCCATCGACCCTCTTGTACTCATTCGCTCTCTCTTGCCGCCAATCTGTTGGCTCCGTGGATATGTCGCGAAATTTGGCAGGTTCCGTAGGTTTCTGTGGTGCGTCTGGTAACTTCTCCAGTTCCTTTGTGATTCTACCAAGCTTGAAACCCCTAGGACCGGCCTCAAGAGGCGAACCGCTTTTGATTCGCTCTTTGATTTCGTGCAGGATCGCCGAGAAAGAGTTCCGGAAAATGAGGGCGAGGCCGATAACAAAGATGGGCCAGACCAGAGTCTGAAGTAGCGGTATCCACTCTCCCATAGGTATCCCCTGACGGTCGAACAGTATTTATACGGATTCTCGTTCCGGAAAACTACCGATATTGATGGCAAGATTTATATACGCAGCCATTTGAAATGTAAAGGCATTGTTATAACAAAGGGTTGATGGCTAAAAGGATGTCCCGCTTGGCGCAGGTTAATGGCAGCTGCAAGTCGCCAAGCAGATGCCACTTGATAAAAGGCAGGTTGACTGCTTCGGGCTGAGGCTGTGTGGAAACCGTCTGCGCACCCACTGAGACGGAATGTACCTCGCGCAGCCTCGGTCGATAACGGCTGATCGCGAAAATCACGAGCGTAGGTTGTGGCGTAGGTTTGTGGCTTTTGGTACATCAAACAAGGCGTATCTATTACTTCGAGGATAGTAGCCGGTATGGGTAGCGCTGTGCCCGGCCGATGAGAAGGCGGCCGAGCCGGTTCATACGGCGGTTGGCTGTGGGCCAAAGAGGTGTGGATTTTTCTGCCTTCGCACGCAGCTTTACTGTATGCATCTACAGCATTGACAGAGGCCTGAACCCGCATGAAATCACGGGGCTCAAGCCTGTCAACTGATGATGCGTACAGTGGAATCGGACTTCAAATCCGGTTAGGGGCGTCAGACGCTCCTGGGTAGGTTCGACTCCTGCTGCCTTCCGCCACATGGGCCTTCCGGGCCCTTCCGGGTTCTTCCGTTGATGTCCTGTAGATTGCTGATTTTAAAGTGATTTGTGGGTAACGACGTGCTTACGGCTACCGTTGACGTCCCGCACAACTTCCTCACGAAGTATGGGTAGCGATGTGGGTTTGTGGGTAGGGAGGGCAACATGGCGGGACGACAACTGCATCGACTTAGCGCGCTGCGTGTCGCGAAGCCGACCTGCTTCGGATCGTAGTAGTTCGCGAAAGAAAACGTGTGACGGGAACTAAGCCAGCCATGCTCGGCACGGCCACGGTGGTTTGCTGCTCGAATCGAAATCATGATGTGCGTATTATGGAAGTCGCCGAACCGAGAAAGTGAGGCGGTCGATCGTTGAGATCAAGCTCGGGTGAGTGGATTTGACAAATGACTCATTCAAATCGCAATCACCGTCGTGACCAAATGAACAATGGATATCGTGGAGATCTCCGAATTTTCGTCGCGACGGTTGATGGTGGCCGTTTCACGGGGACCATGGGGCAATGAACCGGCGTTCAATGCCCCACGACAGGCCCTCGATTTCCGTACGGCAAGTCACGCTGACTTTCTGGTCACAGATGCGGCGCGCTCGCACTCCACGCATCCTGAAGTAAGGACCGGAGGGGTCCGCGTTCGATCGGGCGTGGATTCCAATAGGGATTCGACAAGGCGAGCTCGCATGCTCGATCAAAGTCGGATTCTTGCATGCCAATCTCGCGCAAACCGGACGAAATGCCGAGTTCCCGCCCGAGCTCGAAGACACCAAGCGCAGCATTCTCGCTTCCGAGCGCCCGGGCGATTCGAAACATCGCGTCGGGCACCGCGGCGCTGTTATAGGCGAGTGCGTGAGGCAACACGATTGCATGTGTTTCCGCATGCGGCAGATTGAAGCTTCCGCCGAGGGTATGACAGAGCTTGTGATGCAGAGCCATCCCAACATGACCCAGTACCGTACCACACAGCCAGGCACCGTAAAGGCAATCGCTGCGCGCAGTGAGATTTTCCGGATCGCTCTTGAGACCTCGCATGCCTGTCGCCAACGCGCGTATTCCTTCTTCGGCCATGAGTGACATGATCGGGTTGCCGTCTCGGGCGTACATTCCTTCTGCGGCGTGCGCAATCGCATTGAGGCCGCTCACGAACGGCAAGCGGAGCGGTAAATGCTGTGACAGGAAGGGGTCGTAGACGACGGTCTTGGGCAAAACACGCGAGTCACGTCCGGTACGCTTCAACCCGTCCTCCGTAATGCCATAGATCGGCGTCAT